CAATACCACACTGTCGACAAAACGTGGAACTGAAGTACAAACTAAAGATGCATCTAATCCAGGTGAAACCGGATCCAGTGCTCGTATAGCATCACAGATTAGTACAATCAAGGCAATTTTACAAAAAAATGATGTAGGGTCCGTTTACAACCCACCAAAAAATAATAAAGACATGGATGTGTTTTTATGTGGTGACAGTAATATTATAAGACAAATATGTGTACAAGGCCATGGCGGATTTATGATGGTGCTTGATCCAGAAAGTCAAGTGTTAAGTAAGAGTCCGTATTGCCAACAAAGTTCAAGTTTTAGTCAATCAGTGAATAAACAATCCTTTAGAGGTGGACAATTTGTTGATGGCTTTACAGGAAACTTGACAGCAAGTGTAACAAGCAAAGTTGACACTACACATATTATTGTGACCAACATGGAGCGTAAACCCCTAGTACCATGTTTCTTCCAGATAGGCGCAAATCGTTATAGGATTGATGCTGTTATTGGTGATGGAAGTGGCAGTAGCTATCCACTAGCCGCATCATTACTAAAACGAAATAGAGATTTTATTGCCGCACAAGTTATGGCTAAAATTGCTCTTGATAATCCAACGCTAGTTTACAAATCAGAAAAGAGTAGAAGAGATACAAAATATATTATTGATGCTATGGTCCATGATATTGCTTTTCAAGGCAATATTGAAATGCTTAAAACAGCGTTCAGTTATTATTATGGAAGACAGTTACATTTACCCAACGCATTAAAAGCAATATGCCTAGCATCGTTTGACTATATTAGACTAGTTGCACGTGATATCATTGCCAATACCACTGTTACATTGTATCAAACTGAATACACGCAAACTAAGGATTTAGTAAATCCTGGCGAAGGAGGTGCTTTAACAAGAATTAACACATTAATAACTAGCACACTGATTCCAATCATAACAACTGGGGTTACTAGTGCGCCGGCAAAAGTGTATGCAAAATATCAATTGCTGATGTCATCAACAAGTCCACTTGGGTCAACCGTATTAGCATCTTTACCTACTAATATTACAGTAATTGGTGCTGGTAATACGTCAATGTTAAGCAATGACTTTACGCAAATTAACGATCTAGGTTACGGTCTTGTTGGTACAAATAAAGGGTTAGTTGAAACCGTTTCAGTATTCACATACTATTGCCACACAGCATTTTATGCTAAGAACGGTGCACAAATTCGCTCACTAAATGGATCCACTGCACACGGTGTATATGGTCTTGTTGCTGAAGGCGGTGACCCATTAGAAGTTCCAGACACAATCAGTTTAGGTGACAATTTAATTCAAGTAGGTAAAATTTATAAGAGTGGGATATATGTTAATACTGCTGATGTTAATAATACATCATTTTTAGTTTACGGATTTGGGTATACTATACCAGTTGAAAGTGAGATTGAAATTAATCACGGTTCAACTGTTGGCATTGGGAAATATAATGTACAAAGATGCGATGATGTATCGGTAAGTTTAGGGTTATCTGTAGGCACTGTTATACGTGTTAACTTAACAACCTTGTTAGGTGCAGGCGGACTACTGGCTGCTTGTTCACATAATCAAGTGGTGACTATTAGAGCAAAGAAATCTTTTAGATTTTACGACGTAACTGAAACTAACCCTATTAGACCAAGTACTGCTTTAACATTTACAGGTGATCCGTCAACAACAGTTCCAGCAGTTTACAGGGCTGTTGAATATTCAAGCACAAATTCAATTGCTGGGGCACTACAAAATTCTGATCCAAGTACAATTAGTACAGTTGCAAGAACTGGATCCACAGCCACTGTAACAACAAGTTCATTACATGGATTAATTGCTGGTAAATTTGTTACAGTTGAATGTAGCAATACTGCATTCAATATTACTGGCGCCACAATTTTAACAGTCCCAACAACGACTACATTTACATATACAACTGTTGGTACTGGAACAATAAGTTCAGTCAGTGCCACTGGCACAGTAACACCAATTAAAGAAGCACAGATTAGAATTGACCAAGATTATCGATATATTATAATGCAGGTCAAGCAACAGAACTTGTTGAATTTAAATTCAACAACTAGTGTTATAACATTTGCGGCAAGAGCAAGTAACATTGCAACCATTACTACAAATGCCGCGCACGGATTAAGAGTGGGCGAGCGTGTTAGTGTTGACAGTGCTACTGATTTTTATGATGTAGATCAAGTACTGGTACTATCAGTTCCAACAACTACAACATTTACATACGCAGTGTCTGATGCCTCTACTGTTACAACAACTGCGGCAACTGGTACTGTTAGTATTTTAGTTCCAAGTAAGAAAGATGCTATACCAGTAACAAGTATTAGCAGAACAAGTAACGTATCAACAGCAACAACAACAAGAAGCCATGGATTAATTACTGGCGACATAGTAAGTATTGATGTTACTGGAACTGGATTTGATGCTACAAATGTTAGTATTACCAAATTAACAGACACAACATTTACATATGCTAACTCTGGGTCAGATGCTGGATCTACAGTAGTAGTTGGTGAGGTGATTCATAGAAGCAGTGTAGCAACAACATCGCTTGTTCGCACATCTAATGTGACCACAGTGGTAACTGCACAATCACATGGTCTACAAACTGGTGACCTCGTTTCAGTTACTGGCGCTGATTCCGCGTTCAATATAGCCAGTGTGGCTGTTACATATGTAAGTGCAACATCATTTACCTATGCAAACAGTAGCGGAAACGCCACTAGTGCTGTACAAGGAACAATTTATTACGATAAAACTTTAGGTTCAAAATTAAGAGATAAACGTGCCGCAGTAGCTAGAATCACCTCAGCAGAAACTGATAGACTTAATACTGGTCAAATGTTATTTGCATGGGATGGTAAAGTACATAAGGTATTAAAATACTATGATATGGGTGTTTCAGAAAATTATGCCTATATAACTTTTGAAAATTATTCTGACATCAACAGCCCGTCATTAACTGGTTTGAATACTGGTCTGGCTGCAAAAACAAATACTAACTTAAAAACTGATTCTTTCTCATTGTTTGCAGGTATCATGGCTGGTGAATCAGCTGAAATTTTAGTTAACATTAGTACATGTCGCTGTACTGGGCATGACTTTTTGGATGTAGGCAGTGGTGGCTACAATGCATCAAACTTCCCAAGTAAAATTTATGGGCGGGGTGGTACACCAGGTGGTACTGCTGTTGAGTGTGTTGACAGAACACAGGGTCGTGTATTCTGGATCAGTACTGATCAAAACGGGTTTTTCCGTGTTGGTAAATTCTTTACAGTTGATCAAGGTACAGGAAGCGTTAGTATTAATGCTAGTATTGGTTTAACTGGTATTAGTAGCCTGGGACTTGCCACTGGTCGAGAAATTAGAGAGTTTTCAGCAGATCCAGAATTTATTGACATGGCTGACGATGCTGTGCCAACGGAAAATGCTGTTGGTGGGTATATTGATAGACGTTTAGGATTAAACCGAGCAGGTATTCCACTGGCTAGTTTAGCCATAACGCCAATTGGTCCAGGATTTCTAGATCGTGCTGGCACGTTGGAAGCAACAGCAGATCTCAAGCTGGGCGGATTCAAACTGACCAACGTGGGAGCACCGTTAAGCGGCACTGATGCTACAACAAAAACATATGTTGATACTCAAATATTAACTGTTGATACGTTAGATGATTGTAAAGACGTTGAGTTGTTTACTCCGGCTAAAGCAGACATATTAGCATTTACTGGCACTGGCACAACCAGCGTAAGTGCAAGCATTACTGGTGACATCAGTGCTACATTGACCAGTACAAATGCAACAACATTATTAACAGCGATTACAACCAGCGTCACACCACAGGTAGATGTTAACGGTGGTATTGTAGTAGTCAGTGCTGTGGGATTCCCAACATCTGGATACATTCAGATTGACAGCGAGATTTTCTACTACGGTGCAAAAACCAGTGGAGGTGGTGTTGAAAGATTTGATACTGTAACTAGAATTTCAACACTAACTGGTAGCACTAATAATGGAAGGATGTTTGGTGGCACTGCCGCAACACACTCCATTGGAGCGGCAGTGGTTGGCCTAAGTGAAGCACAGGTCAACTATCAAATTGTTGCTGGTACTATTATTAACGCTGATGTAAACAATTTGGCAGCAGTTAGTCAAAGCAAGTTGGCTTTAAATTTTGCTTCAGCAACTAGTACCACACCAACAGCAACTACTGTGACAGCTGGGTCGTTTGTAACTGGCAAACGATATAGAATATTATCGCAAGGCACAACAACTTCCCAACAGTGGACTGATGCTGGTGCAATTACGTCAAGTAATAATGGCACAGTATTCCAAGCTATTGGTCCAGGAGAAGGTACTGGTACTGCCACACTACTTGACACTATTCAAGCTGTTAGTGGTGTTGCAAGTTTTGATAGTGCTAACTTTGAAGTGGATATCAATGGATGGGTTGGCATTAAAAATGGTGGTGTTGCTAGAATTGAAATGGCCAATCTAGACCATGATTCATTAATGGGCAATCTAAGCGGTGGTGCAACTTATCCACAACAAGTTACCACAAGTGCGGCATTGTTAAAAGGTCTTGACACAACATTCTCAAGTGCTGGTTTATTAACAGTTGCCACAGCAAATCAAATTGTTGCAACTGGTACTGGTGCAAGTTGGGGCGCTGGGGCAGGTTTAACAACATTAAGTATTACACTACTGCCAGCTAACATTATAGGCATTGGCAATTTATCTGCTGGACAAGGTGTTACTGGAGCAAATATACCAGCGGGAGCAACTGTAACTTCGTATACCAGTGGCACTAATACATTAGTTATTGGTTTTTCAAGCAGTACTGTTACTGCTGGATCAAATGTAACATTGTCATTTACTGCGCCAGCAACACAAAGTTATAATATTACACCAATAACAACCACTGGAGTTGGTAGTAGCATAATTAAATCTGCAGGTGATGGATCAGTTGACGTGCAACAGTTAAAAGTTGACGGATTTAAGATCATTGATACTAACTCAACACATGTAGAATTCTACAGTCCAATAGCTAGCGGTACACCATTTAACTTTTTAAGTTCAAATGGAACAACGGCTGCTGGCACAACAAGTATTAAAAACACTCTTGAGATCGCTGGTAATACAAAAATTGGTATCACAGGAACGCCAGCAACATTAGAAGTAACTGGTGCCAGTACACTAACTGGCGCTGTTACTGCAACTGCTATAACAACAAGCGCCGCGGGTACTAGTGGAGACTTAACTGGCGCTTGGACTTTGAAAGGTGCTAGTAAGATAACTTTAGAATCAGGATCTATTAACGCAATAAGCGGTACACTGTTTAGTGATTCTTTACACACTGGCACAAGCCCAACGATTACTGCTGGCAGTTTTATTATTGGTAAACGATATAAAATTGTTAGTGCTAGTGGCACAACTTGGGCAGACATTGGTGGAAGCCCAGGTACTGCTGGCACTGTGTTTACAGCAACTGGAGTTGGCACTGGCACTGGCACTGCTACACGAGTTGGATTATTTACTGGTGATTGGGAATTTGCTTCAACAGTTACTTCAAATGTCACTGGCAATGTCACTGGCAATTTAAAAGGTGATATTTTAGCCACTGATGGAACTAGAGTTCTTGATAACGGCAGTAACGGCACTGACGCTACATTTACTGGATCAGTAACTGGATCAGTAACTGGGCCAGTTAACGGGGCTATCACAACAACCAGTATAACAACTGGTGGGGCAGGTACAGCTGGTAGTATAACTGGTGCTTGGACGTTAAATGGTACATTCCAAGCAACCTACGCTGACTTGGCAGAATACTATAGTGCAGATGCAGAATACGAACCAGGCACTGTGTTGATATTTGGGGGTGCGGCTGAAGTTACAACTACAACAATTGGCAGTGATAGCCGTGTTGCTGGTGTAGTAACAACTAATCCAGCATATGTCATGAACAGTGAACTAACGGGTGTAAGAGCATGTGTTGCGCTACAAGGTCGTGTGCCAGTTAAGGTACTGGGAATTATCAAGAAGGGTGATTTGATCTCAACATCATCTATTCCAGGATACGCTTGCAAGGCAATGAATCCGCAAGTTGGAACAATTATTGGCAAAGCTGTTGGTGATAAGCTGGATCCCAATAAAGGCATAATTGAAGTGGCAGTAGGGAGACTATAATGACTAGACAAATTATAAATGTTGGTGTAGCAGACAAGGGCAACGGAGATCCAATACGTGTAGCTTTCAGCAAGGCCAATGACAACTTTGCTGAACTGTACAACATACTGAGCAACAACACGGGTGGTAGTATTATCACTACTGATGTTATTGGCAGTGTGTTTGCAGACGACAGTACGCTGTTAGTTGATGGTATCAACGGTAGAATTCCATATTCAGTATTGAGTGGCGCACCAACTATACCAGCGGCACAGGTACAAAGCAATTGGACTGCGGCAAGTGGCATGGGAGTTATACTAAACAAGCCCACATTTGCTACAGTGGCTACTACCGGTGCCTATGCCGACCTAACTGGCAAGCCTACTATACCAACCAGCTTCAGCAGTTTGGTCAACGGTGCTCATCAGGTAGCATTAGTTGTAGGTGGTGCAGGACCATATGTAACTTTCCCAGCAGATGACGGAGTGTCTATTGGCTTTCAAGGCGGTGATATCGGCATCATAGGTGGCGAGGCGCTTTTGTCTTCAACCGAATACGGTGTGAGATTAACTGCAAATGCTACCGGTACTCGAAAGGATTGGGAGTTTGCCACAGATGGCAGTTTAACATTGCCTGGTGATTTGAAATGGCCAAGTGGTGGAGGTAATATACGCAGTGACGGCAACATTGACATTGAAATCAACCTTGCAGACTCGACTCTGCGCAGATGGCAGTTTGGTGAAGATGGCAATTTAGTAGTCCCTGGAGATATAAACTTGTCCGGTGGTACAATCTCCCGATACAGTCAGAATGGGCTCACAGGTCTAAAGTTAGTAGCCAACGCCGATCAAGGACAAAATGTAACTATTATGGGTACAGGTAATAACACCTTCCCGATACTAAATTATGTTGGTACAACTTTATCCGGTATCACTATTGGTACTCCGGAGGGAGACTGGAACTTCATGAATGGTAATCTAACCATTCCAGGCGATATCCGCAGTGAAAACAACATCAACATTGACATCAACTTATCAGACTCAACTCTACGTAGATGGACATTTGGTGAGGATGGTAATTTAACATTGCCTACTGGTAGTAGTATTGCAGATGCTGTTGGTAATGCAGTTATTGGTAGCAATTCAGGAACAGTTTCTATATACACTTTAGAGGTTATGAACTTTACTCAGCTTGCACCAAGTAATTATCTGTGGATCACTAATCAATATTATTCAGGATCATTACTGACCAGTACGTTTGGCTCCATATCTGGAACAGCAGTTGGAACAACCCATCCTGTCGTGGGACTCACACAATTGAGTACCAGTGGCCGCGGCAGTGGTGCTATCTTTCAAGTAACTGTTTATTATAATGGAAGCAGTACAACATACATTAATGTGGGTATTTACTACAATGGCGGAAATCAACAATACGGCACTGGTTATGCTGTGGGCGACACTGTTACTATTGCTGGTGCTGATCTTGGCGGCACCACTCCCGCAAACAATTTGACATTTACAATTGGTAACGCTGTCAAAAATAACTATCCAGCTGGGATAGAGGGTAGGATAATTTATGATTATAGTAATAAACATTTCTTAGCGTATAATGGTTCAACATGGACGCAACTTGATAATCCATTGACTCCCAATGGTACCAAAGCATCAAATGCGTACGGTGTAGCTGGACAAACCAGTTACGATTCCAATTACTTTTATATCTGCATAGCAACCAATACATGGCGTCGTGTGGCGTTAGGAAGCAGTTACTAATAAAACGGTAAATATACTAGAGAGATAAAATATGCCCATACAAACAATAAACTTAGGAAATTACGCAAATGACGGCTTAGGTGATGATCTACGCACGGCCTTTGAAAAAGTAAATGCCAATTTTAACCTGTTAAACACCACTGATACAACAGCCGCAGCCAACTTGGGCACAGGCAGTGGCATTTTTGCACAAAAATCCGGCACCAGTTTACAGTTTAAATCATTAATTGGCGGATCAAACATCACGCTAAGTTCCAATGGAACATCCGTTACCATTAACGGATCAGGAAATTTATCCAGTGAAACAAGTCCAAGTTTGGGCGGCAATTTAAATTTAAACGGCAACAACATTGTTGGGTCCGGAGATATTAGAGCAACGGTTTGGGGCATTGACATTAGAACAATGAGTGCTACCAGTGGTGTTGATTACGGCACTTACACACTGCCAAATACGTATACAGGAATGATTGACCTTGGGTCATTTTAAGGATTAGGGGATAAAAATGGCATTACAAATTAGACGCGGTACTGATACACAACGACAAGCACTTAGTGGCCCAAACACTCCTATTGCTGGTGAGTTGCTGTACAATACAGACAATAAAAAATTATATATCGGAGACGGCACTACAACTGGCGGAACTAGCATTGGCTATTTTGGATCAGTTGCGGTCAGCGGTCAAAGCACAATTAGATCAACTGGTGTCAATGAGGCTCTTACCATTGTTGCTGGTGCAAATATTTCATTGATAACTGATGCTAACACTGGCACACTGACCATTGCGGCTGCTCCACAAGAACTTACTAACGGTAGTTTACGTTTATTCCAAAACAATATAACCAGTCTTAACAGTAACGAAGATATTAATATTGATCCAGCAGGCACTGGTAAAGTAAATGTTACTGGCAACTTGACTGCTACAACATTAACTGGTACGTTAACTGGTAATGTTACTGGCATTGTAACTGGCTCTGCTGGATCTTCACTAGTTGGTAATGTAACTGGCAATGTTACTGGCAATGTTACTGGAAACGTAACTGGTAGTGCAGGCAGTGTAACGAATGGTGTATACACAACTGACACAGGTACAGTTACCAATACCATGCTTGCTGGCAGTATTGCAAATGCTAAACTACTCAATAGTTCTTTGACTATAGGATCAACTGCTATTAGTTTAGGCAGTGCTGGTACAACAATATCTGGACTAACTTCGCTAACATCAACTACACTGAATTCCACTAATTTAACCGTTACTAATGAATTTACTAATCAAAGAATTAGAATAAAAGATAATCTTATTATAGGACTATCAAGTAACGAAAATATTGATATTGACTTTAATGGTTCAGGACTTTTAAACGTTATTGGTGGGATACAGTCTAAAGGATTGAGCATTTTTGGTGCGGGTATTGGTGGTGAAAGTGGTAGCGGGCAACTTGTTGTTACAACACAATCAACAACCTTATCACCTGTAGTAGTATTTACTGCACACGACACTGCATCATATAACGGCGGTACAACATTTACTAGGGCGCGAGGTGGACTATTAACACCTAGCATTGTACAAAATGGCGATGTTTTACATAATATTGTGTTTAACGGTTACAATGGATCAACAACATTAGGATCTTCTTCAATTACAGCATCTGTAGACGGTACTGCAACAAGTAGTTCTATGCCTGGTAAACTAACATTTTCTATAGCTGGAGTAGGTAGTGGAATTTTACCTAAATTAACTGTAAGTTCAACAGCAGTAACCAGTACTGTGCCTATTAGTACTGGAAGTTTGCAACTGTTCCAAAATAATTTAACTGGCCTTAACAGTAACGAAGATATTGTAATTGCACCATCTGGTACTGGCGGAGTTAAGATTGATAAGGTTGCGGCACCAACTGCAACAACCACAGCCTCAAGTATTGGATACTTGGGTATGCCGGTAAGCACAGTCACAGGCACAGGCACATTGACCTTAGCTGATGCCGGTAAACACATTTATATAACAACCACAGGTCAGACAATAACCATCCCAGCAGCAAGTTCAGTGGCCTATCCCATAGGAACCACTATAACATTCATAGCAGGACCAAGTGCTACCACAGCCACTATTGCTATTGCCACAGACACACTGAGATTGGCGGGTGGCACAAGCACAGGCTCAAGAACACTGGCCGCAAACGGTATGGCCACAGCAGTCAAGGTCAGCGGCACCAGCTCAGCTGGCGTATGGTACATCAACGGAACAGGAATAACATAAAAAATTATGGCCACAGTAAATCTTTGGAATCAACTCTCTGGATATAGTTTTGGAACTATACAAGAAGGATCTATCATTGATTTATCACTGCCTACCAGTTTTACATCTGCACAGTTTAGGGTAATATCAGGACAGTTACCCACTGGCCTACGTATAGTTAATGCTAAAATTGTGGGAACACCGTTTGAAGTTCCAAGAACCACTGAATTTAACTTTTGTATTAGAGCAACACTGAACAATCAAATATCTGACAGAACCTTTAAGATCACTGTAGAAGGTGCAGATGTTCCAGTTTTTAATACTAGTGAAGGCGCATTACCTGTAGGAACAAATAGTTTATATTTTGTTTTAGATTCAAGTTTTGTTAATTTTCAAATAAGTGTTACAGATACTGATACTACTGCTGGACAAGTTTTAAAATATTTTATTTCCAGTGGCGATGGTGATTTACCACCAGGACTAACATTAACTGAAGATGGTAAAATTGTTGGCCTAATCAAACCATTATTTGCCATATCAGAGTCCATTGTTGGTAATGGCAATTACGGCAATGATTTATTTGACGTTGCTGGATATGACTTTGGTGTACGTGCAGATAACGGCTACGAGAGTTTTGGCTACGACAGTGTGTTTTATGATTATTTTATACCAGCCAAAGCACCTAAAAAATTAAACAGAAATTATGAATTCATTGTGTCAGTTAGCGATGGTGACACTGTCAGTAAACGTAAATTTAAAATATACGTTGTTGGTGAAGATTACCTACGTGCAGACAATACAATAGCATTTGCATCCAGTGGTGTATTTACTGTTGATGGTTCATACCTACATAATCCTGTTTGGTTAACTCCTGAAAATTTAGGCCTACAAAGAGCAAATAACTATTTGACAATCGTTTTAGATTGTTATGATGCTGTTGAATTAGGCCCAATTGTCTACACATTGGATACCGTAAATCCAGATACTACGGCCAGCGCACTACCACCAGGACTAACATTAGACCTAGTTACATCAGAATTATTCGGTGTCATTCCCTATCAACCCACAGTCACTGAAACTTACAAATTTACTGTAACAGCCACACGCTATGGACTCAACAACGAAATAGCCTATGCAAAACGTACCTTTACACTTAGAACATTGGGTGCAGTTGATAGTGTACTAACTTGGGACAGTGCCGAATATCTTGGAGTAATTGATGCAAACTTTATTAGCAATTTAAGAGTAAGTGCCACAAGCATTATTGAAGGCGCAACAGTTGTGTATTCATTACTGAGTGGCAGTTTGCCACCAGGATTAACTTTACAGTTAGATGGTGAAATTACTGGAAAAGTAAATCAATACGGAACTTTAAATACTCCTGGTATTGTTACATTCTCAGATGGTCCGTACACTAATCAAACATTTGATGGTGGAACTACTAGCATTGATAAAAAATATACATTTACAATCAAAGCACAAGATCAGTTTGGTTACAGCAGTATTACTAGGAAGTTTATTTTAGATGTTGATACACCTAATGATAGATTGTACAGTAATATTGTAGCACGAACATTCATGACTAGAGAAAAACGTAGCAAGTTAAACACATTTTTAAATAACAGTAACACTTTTCCAGCAAGTAGTATTTACAGACCCAACGATCTTAACTTTGGTATACAGCGTGATTTGACCATGACCGTGTATAGTGGTATAGAAACAAAAACTGCTGGACAATATGTTTCAGCTATGGGATTGAATCATAAAAAGAAACGATTTGTGTTTGGTGATATCAAAGTTGCCAAGGCAAAAATCACTGGTACTAACGATGTGGTTTACGAAATCATTTATGTTGAAATGATAGATCCTTTAGAAAAAGGTAAAACATATCTAAGTTCAAGTTTAAAAGGACTAGCAAAGGATCCAAAAAAAATCACAGTTGATTCTAGCAACTCTTTATGGGCTGGGCGTGAAAATCCAGCACTATTAGAACGAACTGAACCGTTTGCCCCTAGACCAGATAATAGAATAACCATAGATCAAACTAATTTGTTGGTCAGTGATAGTAATCCAACCAAGCGTTTTCCAAGCTCAATTAGTTTATGGAGAAAACAGTTAGCCACAGTAGGCTCAACAGAACGTAATTATTTGCCTCTGTGGATGCGCAGTATCCAAGACGAATCTAAACAAGAACTTGGATTTGTACTAGCAGTGCCAATATGCTACTGTAAACCCGGAACTAGTGCAGATATTTTATTAAACATCAAGTATAGCGGCTTTGATTTTAAAGATTTAGACTATACAGTAGACAGATATATAATAGATTCCGTGACCGGTTCGGGTGACGATAAATATCTAGTATTTAAAGATGACAGGGTAACCATATGACCAGTGCAATAACAACAACAAATATCGACGGAGCGTTCCCAATTGCTGGGCAAGACAACAACAGTCAAGGCTTTAGAGATAATTTTACAAATATCAAAACAGGGTTGAACACAGCCAAGTCTGAAATCACAACCTTACAGACCACCGCCGCCAAATTGAACACTGATAACAATTTCAATGGTAACATGATTGAAAATGCTGAAATGAATCAAGTGTATGGATCTGTTAGAAATAACGGAACTATCAGTACCACTACAAGTATTGATCTTGAAAACGGCCCACTACAAATTTACACCCTTGCTGGAAATGCAACTTTACAATTTACCAATTGGCCAGCAAGCGATTTGTATGCTAGAATTAGATTGCATTTAAAAAGCGACACTGTTAGTGCAAGAACTGTAGTATTTTCTACCGAAGCTGGTGGAGCAATTTTAAAATCTGGTGATGGTGCGGCATTTCCAAGTCCATTTACTCTAAACATAAACGGTGCTTTTCGTGTAGTTGAAGCATGGACTTATAATGCTGGAACTACTGTTTATTTGAAATACTTAGGTGAATTTACATAATGGTAATTAATCCCCTAGTTGACAACTTATCCGAACTTAAAGATTCAGAACTTGAAAGTAAAATTCAAGATTTGAGTAAAAAGTATTGGATGGTCAACAATCCCAATATAAGAAATCAAATTGGATTGTTTATTGAAATGCATAGGGAAGAGTTAAAGGCCAGGCATGCAAGAGCCTGGGAGCAACAAAACCAAAAACGTAATAAAGATCTTGACAATTTAATACAAGTCAGTTAAAATACTTGTATGACATCTGACAAATACGGTAACATAGTATACACATCTTTTGATATTGTAGATTTATTGTACAAAGGTAAATCCCAATATCTAGATCAAATTTTCTGCGAAAACAATAAAGAAACACGGGCTCTTGCAGAAACCTCAAACATACAGCTAAAACACATTGATGAATCGTTTTATGACATTTCCATCAGTGATTTTGACTCCGCTTGTCAAAATGATTGGCTAATGCCCCAAGAATACAAAACAATGGACATTGCCAAGTGGGTGTTGGATCAGTGTAAGGATCAAGATCAACTACAGAGAGTTGGCGAAGAATTACTAGAATTTCAGCGAAGAAACATGATGGATTTGCTTCGTTGGCTTAAATATTTCGTAGACTATTGTAGAGACAATAAGATACTATGGGGTGTAGGTCGTGGCAGTAGTGTGGCTAGTTATGTACTATATTTGATTGGAGTCCATAAGATAGACCCGTTAAAATATAATTTAGACTGGCAGGACTTCTTAAGATAAGTATATACATAATCCAGGAGATTAATATGGCAATGAAAGAACAACAAAGAACTGTTTATCGTAGTGCTAACGGTAGAGAAGTTGATATGGAAAAACTTAGAAATCAAAACGAATTAACATTGGCAGTAGGCAATGCTAGAGTTAATGCTCGTGGTGATGAACTAGGTCCAGGTGGAAAGATTATTCGCAAACGTGAAGATGTTGTTAGCGAGTATTTTACAGGCAAACCAAACAAAGGTGAATAATGAACGTTGTAAAAGGCAAAATAAAACCAATCCGTGACAACGTACTTGTTACTGACATGGAGTTTGAAGCAATAACTACTGCATCAGGAATTTTTATTCCAAGTCAAAACGGCAAAAGTGAAGGTGTTAAACCACGTTGGGGTCGTGTTTGGGCCATTGGTCCAGAACAACAAGATGTTAATGTTGGTGATTGGATCTACGTGGAACACGGTCGTTGGACTAGAGGCATTACAGTTGAGGACGAAAACGGTGATGAAATCATTATTAGACGAGTTGAAAACAAATCAATTATGATGCAGTCAGACGAAAGACCTAACGATGTTTATATTCCAAAAATGTAATTAACGGCAAAATCATTTGCATAGGGCCATTGACAGGCCCTATTTTTTTCTGTATAATAACATAATGAAAACTGACAGACTTTTTAGGAAATAAAATGAAAGAACTATGGGTAGAAAAATATCGTCCTAACACTATAGACGGCTATGTGTTTAGAGATGCACATCAAAAACATCAAATTGAAAAATGGATCAAAGACGGAACCATTCCCCACTTGCTGTTTAGTGGCAGTGCTGGTATTGGAAAGACCACGCTGGCAAAAATATTGTTTAATCAATTGGAAATTAATTATCTTGATATTTTAGAAATTAACGCTAGTCGAGAAAATAACGTTGACACAGTTAGAGATAAAATTATCAACTTTATACAAATGATTCCGTTTGGTGATTTTAAAGTTGTACTACTTGACGAGGCTGATTATCTAAGTCCAAACGCACAAGCGGCATTGCGTGGTGTTATGGAAGAGTATCATCATACTTCCCGTTTTATCCTTACGTGCAACTATCCCAACAGAATTATTCCAGCATTGCACAGTCGTTGTCAAGGCTTCCACATAGAGAAAGTTGACATTACAGAATTTACTGCCCGTGTTGCAACTATCCTTGTAGAAGAAAACATTGACTTTGATCTTGACACATTGGACACATTTGTCAAAGCAACATATCCAGACTTGCGTAAGTGTATTAATACAGTTCAAATGAACAGTATGGATGGTAAATTGCACACTCCAGAAAAAGGTGACACTGGGGAAGCTGACTATAAAATTGAAATGGTTAGCTTGTTTAAAGCTGGCAAGATTAGCGAAGCACGTAAGTTGATTTGTAGTCAAGCACGTCCAGAGGAAATGGAAGATATTTACAGATGGCTCTATGATAACATTACACTATTTGGTGATGATGCAAAACAAGAGAAAGCAGTTTTAATTATTAAACAAGGGCTAGTTGACCATACACTGGTTAGCGATGCAGAAATTAACTTAGCGGCAACTTTAATTAGGTTATCACATCTATGACTTATCTAGTGACTGAAAATTGTATCAAATGTAAACATACTGATTGCGTTGAAGTATGTCCCGTTGATTGCTTTTATGAAGGTCCAAATTTTTTAGTAATTAATCCAGATGAATGTATTGACTGTGGAGTGTGCGTTCCAGAATGCCCTGTTGATGCTATTGTAGCAGACAACGATGTAAATACCAATATAGTGTTTTGGACTGAAATTAACACTAGGTTAAGTAAAAAATGGCCCGTTATAACAAAAAAGAAATCAGCATTGCCAGACGCTGAAGAATGGAAAAACAAGCCAAATAAAATTACTCTATTAGAAGAATAATGGACGAAGAAAAATCTAATGTTGCCAAGGGCAGAAATAGTTTTGATGCAAATGTAGACGGCAGTATCATTCCATTTTTTAATAGGAATGTAACTCCGTATCCAACAGAAGCCGGTGGACCTAAATTTGATCTAATACCAGTTACCAAACAAAAAGACATAATGATTAATCATGCTAGGATGTATGCCCAGCAGGAATATGATCGTATTATGGAACTAGTCACAGTTTTACAAAAACAAGCAGATGATATCAAACGCAGATTAGATGTTACTGATGCAGTTCATGCCGCAGAGTATCAATTTCAAATTGTAATGGGACAATGTTATTGGTTAGCTTGGGATAGTAGAAAACAACAAATGATATTAACGCACCATGGTCCAACAGATTGGAGCAGTGGTCCACCAATTGACTATGTTTATCAAACTAAGGTAAAATACATGGGCGACCATACTTGGATGGAAATATATGAAAGATAAATTTATTGACGCATACATGGATGTGGCTGAACGATTTGCACAGTTAAGTTCAGCACGTAGACTTCATGTGGGTGCTATTGTGGTCAAGGATGATAGAATAATATCTATTGGATACAACGGTATGCCCAGCGGTTGGGACAACGATTGTGAAGACAAAGTTTGGACACAAGACGGCGATTATACATTAAAAACTAAACCAGAGGTGCTTCATGCTGAAACTAACGCCATTGCGAAATTGGCTAAATCTAACGAATCTGGTTTGGGTGCTACTATGTTTATTACCCATGCTCCATGTTTGGACTGTGCCAAACTTATCTACCAAAGTGGTATTGGCAGTGTTTTATATAGGAACAGTTATAGGGATACTAGTGGCGTCACGTTTCTTGAAAAGTCAGGTATTCAAGTAACGCAGATATAAAAATAGGGGCAACAACACCCCTATCCTTTTGACGTTGGTTTAATCACCGTACAGCGATAACACCTCCTTGACTGCATTGTGACGTTCAATATCTTTGTGGTCAAATTGCACGATGTCAATGTGTTTTAGTGTTTTGCTGGTCAACAGACCACAAAAGTTCACTAATCCATTGTCATTGACACGATCTGCTTGCGCCAAATCTCCTGTCACTACCATCTTAGACCCTTCTCCCAATCGGGTCAGTAGCATTTTCATTTGATTAACTGTGGCGTTTTGCATTTCATCTGCAATAATATAGGCATTCTTAAATGTACGTCCACGCATATAGGCTAGTGGACTTATTTCTATCACTCCTTCTTCCAACATCTTAGCGATGTCTTTGGTTTGATAATACTCTCCTAGTACGTCGAATATAGGTCTTGTCCAGGGTGCCATCTTTTCATTTAGCGTACCTGGTAAAAATCCTAGATCCTCGTCTACACTGACGGCGGGTCTTGTAACAATGATTTTATCAACTAAACCTTCCTGAAACTGCTTGATACCATTTTGCACGGCTAGCATGGTTTTACCTGTGCCTGCTGGGCCAATAGCCAAGACGATACTTTTGGTTTCATCCTGTAACTTTTGGAGGTATGTTTGCTGGTTTGGGCTTCGCGCATACAGACTTACTCTCTGCTTTTTCTGCGGAAGATATGATTGAAAATCTAACACGTTAACTTCTGACGTAAAACGTTTTTTCACTCTTTGCTTACTCATTGTTTAATGTCTCCTACATTGGGGAATGTAGAACGACCGTAGTGACCGCCCGATAACTACCGTTCGTCCTACAAAGATATTTAACGTTTTGAACAAAAAGTAAACATATACTACATAGACTTTTTCAAGCTAAATAACTGAGTATTAATACAGGACCCATTCCATGCGTGATATTTTAGAAGTCATCAAAAACGTACAGAGCATATACACAAACAACTCCAGCTTGGCAATCTTAAAAGATTTTGAAAGAGTTATGGATGAGATGGATATGTACGTATATAAAAATTGGAAGGACGGTGAACTAGCAAGCGGACCAAAAGTTGACAGACATTGGGTAACAGCTGAGTTCATGTGGCCTTATGATAAAATGCCCGATCCAGTTGCGGCAAAAAGATTAACAGATTTAGGTTGCAAAGTACATTACGAAAAAACAAACATTGTTGAACCTAGAAAAATACGTGATCCTGATGACCTACGTCCAGGCACAAAGAAAGGTAAACTAGATACTAAGCCAGTTTGGGTAGTTGGTATTATGATGCCTAAAAAATTAGTATTTGATATTTTTAACGGATACATGGATCGTATTAGAGAAGAAAGACAAAGTAAAGAGCCTACTAAGAAAGAAGCAGGCGCAGGTGGTGCGGCAGCACCAACAGCGGCTCCGGCAGCACCAACAGCGGCTCCGGCAGCGCCCCCAGCAGGCGGAGCACCAGTATAATGCAACAGTTAAACGAAGAACTTCAAGCAGGTGATTTAAAATACCTTGTAAGTCATATATTTGACATTGACAGCTATAAGTCAAAAATTGGCGAAGATGGCGACATGGTTGTTTTAAGTTTTACAGTAGACGACAAAGCACCGGCTGATGATCTTGCTAGATTTTTAGAGATGGGTTATGAGTTTGTGTTAGACGCAGATTCAACTAGTGGACCAACAAGCAACGGCAAACATAAAGTGTTTGTTGAGATGGAGCGTAATAGACATGTTCCAAAACAAATTATGGAACTAGTTGATGGTATTGGTAGACTAGCTGGATTAGAAAGATTTAAATTTAGATATTATAAGAGTTTTAAAAGTTTACCAGCTGATGAAGACACGTTAGAGCAAGCTATTCCAACAAACACTAATGAATATGACGACCGTGTTGCTAACAACGAAATGAATAACTTCTCAAATTTCTTTAATAGAAGTTTTATTGAAAACATTGATGTACTAGAAGATGACATTAGATTTGAAAAAATGTTTTCAGAGTCTATTAAAATGAAAATAAAAGACTTTGGTAGTAAAGAAGAAGTGTATAATAATATACCGGGTAAACTTAAAATGGAGTCAAAAGATGTAAGTGAGATTCTATTCTTAACTAAGTTCATTGGTGATTACAATATTACAAAAATTGACAATACATTTGTATTTGAAAATAACGGATACGCCGTAGCATTGGAGAGAGCATAATGTGGCAGTTTCAATGGGCAGTTAGTTTAATTCCTGATGCCATGTTAAATTGGATCTACTGGGTTATTATTGCTATTGGACTCACAGGAGTACTTGCCGGGTGGGTTGGTAAATTAATTCCGTTTTACGGAAATTATGTAAAAATATTACAACCTATTGGAATTATTTTACTTGTGTTAGGTGTGTGGCTACGTGGCGGTTATGATGTAGAAATGTCATGGCGAGCAAAGGTTGCTGATGTTGAAGCTAAAATTGCAATAGCTGAAAAACAATCACAAGAAACAAATACAGTCATAGAGCAAAAAGTTGTTGAAAAGACCAAAGTTATTAAAGGTAAAACTGAATACATTACACAGTATTTGGACCGAGAAGTTATAAAGAAAGAAGAAATCATCAAATATATTGAACAATGTCCAGTTCCTAAAGAAATTATTGATGTTCATAATCAGGCTGTGGAAATGAATAAAGCCGCGGAAGGAACTAAGAAATGAGATTGCCATCAATATTAGCCGTATTTCTTATTTCATTACTACTAGTATTATTTCTTGTTGCGTGTTCCACAACAGTTCCTGTGAGACAAAAGTTTCCAGATGTGCCTAAAGCATTAGTTGAAAAATGCGAAAACTTAAAGAAAGTAGAAGGCGATAAAGTTGCTATTACAGAAATGTTAAGAGTAATAGTGCAAAATTATGGTATGTATTATGAATGTGCCGCTAAGGTAGAAGGGTGGCAAGAATGGTACAACGATCAAAAGAAAATATACGAAAGCGTTAAATGAAGTTTATATTAATTCTAACAGTTGTATTATTTGCAGGATGTGCAAGTACAAGTGTGGATGAATATGCTCTTTATCTAGATGCACAAAAATCCATTTCAAGAGATAATGCTATGCTTGAAGCATCAAGAATTTTAGCATTAGTTGAAATGACTAAGAGTCATGATCCAGGAACAAGAGCGACCGGTATCATGTTGTTGCAACAATTACAAAACAACACAAAGCCAATTAAAATTGAGCCACCATCAAAAGGGTGGTTTGGATTATAATATAGGTATATGATTAAATAAGTGTAAGGAGCGAACTATGGCACTAATTGATTCAGTATTAAATTTAGTAACTAAACAAGCAAAAGATCCGGATGCACCAAA